GGACTCCTGGCAGGTATTGCATTGGGGTGGTTAATGTTTAATTAAAAAAAAGAAGAGTTATGAAAAAGTTATTGTTTATTCTAGTTATGTTAAGTGCGTTTAGTGTTAATGCACAAATAGTTATTAAGGAGTCTCCAAAAGACACCGTTGTTTGGCAGGCTACTAAGCTTAGTACTGTGCCTAAGATTGTAAGATTTGAAGTAGATGGAGAGTATAGTTATACTATCTACTATAAGAATGCAAAGTACACGGCAATTACTGATATAGATTATCTTACAACTGGGGATTCTGCAACAACCAAGCAGTTCTATGAGTTATGTAAGACAGCTATAGTAGAAGGCAAAGAGTATAATATTGAAATGGATGACAAGGCCATAGTAGTAAAGAAGTCTATGGGTAATGTGTTGATCTATACAAGCATATCTCATTTCTACTTGTCTGAGAAGAATATTGACAGTATTCTAGAAAAACTTAAGTAATATGAGAGTTGAGATTTTAATGAATGGTACAACTAAGATTGTACTCATTCCAGAGAATGAAATTGAAACAGCTATTGTAAAGAATATTGCTGCCGGTGGTGTAGATGCAACTATTATCACTCAGCATACACAGATCCTAGATAAGGTTATCCAGGATGGATTAGTAATCTCACCACAAAAAGGAGATGGCGGTGGTAACAAAAGTTAAAAGAAAATCAATGGTTATAAGACCCAGTGGCCGGAGTACAGACTTTATTAGTCCAAGCTTTGGCCACGGGTGTCTTTATAACTGTACTTATTGTTACATGAAGAGACACAAACCGGAAGGATTAAGCATAGCAACTAATACTATGGATATCCTGACGGAGATTAACTCACACGCATGGTTTGCAGATGTAGAGAAGCCTAATCAAACTGGAGAATTTATCACTTATGACATCTCTTGTAATGAAGACTTTGCTCTGCATGCTAAGTATCATGAGTGGGAAACTATTTTTGGATTCTTTAGAGATCATCCTTTAGCCATGGGTAGTTTTGCTACTAAGTATGTGAATGAAGACTTACTTAAGTTTAATCCGGAAGGCAAGATTAGAATCAGATTTAGTCTAATGCCTCCAGATTGGAGAATTATACTTGAACCTCATACTAGTACTGTACATAATAGATTAAGGTATATAGAACGGTTTATAGATGCTGGATATGAAGTGCATCTTAACTTCAGTCCAGTAATTGTTCATGATGGTTGGTTAGATAAGTATAATAGTTTATTTCAACATGTAGGGTATTTTGCAAGAACTTATGCTTGGGATACTGATGCTGTCAAAGCTGAAGTAATCTTTCTTACTCATAATGAACAGAAGCATAAGTATAATCTAGAGCATAATCTACCGGGTGAAGAGCTACTGTGGCAACCAGAGATACAAGAGAGTAAGACATCTCAATATGGTGGTGATAATATCAGGTATAAACATGATCTGAAGGCTGAATATATTAAACAGTTTACTCAGTTACATGATGAGATAATACCTTGGAATACAATACGTTACATATTCTGACTTAAAGTATGAGTTCAACACAAACATTATCTAAACCGGTTCTTAATAAAAGAAACAGTTTAGCAAAGAAAATTATTAAAGAACATTATGAAATAACTGCATATGGAGATAAGGTAACCAATGGTAATATAAACTACCTATGGTGGATGTATTATTTAGGTACAAAAACCGGAGAATTTAGGTCTTTTATACTAGGGTATGAAAGGAATTTATTAGTATCTTTAGGTATAATTACTCCTGAACAAGCAGAAAGTCTGAAATCAATGATACTATCAGATGATGAAGACAACTTTTATATTGCTTTACTTAGTATTGAGAAACTAAGAAAGGAACGGATAAAGAAACATGGTGAATGGAAGCTTAATAAACTTGATGTTTCCCTAGAGTTTATAGATGTTGCCGGAAAGTACATGGAGAAAGTAGTAAATAATCCATTTTTAGATAAAATATGACAGAGCAAGAACTGATTGAAGAAGGATTTGAAAGGGTTGAGGTTCCTAAATGGGAAAGCGGTGACAAATCTAGCTACTATTATTACAAGTTGGATCTCAATCCTCATTTTACATTTATTAGTAATGCTAATGATGAAGTCTATAACAAAACGTGGAAAGTTACCTGCTTTGAGATAGATGTGATTATCAAAGACATTGTAGATCTACAAACATTGATTGCTTTAAACAAGAAGTGGTCTAAAAATAAGTAATATGTTTTCAGGATTTTTAGTGAAGAAGAACTCTAAGATGGGTTACTCTAACAGGAAAGATAAGCTCTTGTATGATCTATTCATTGATAAGATCAAAGAGGGTGAAGAAGTAGAAATCTTTATGTGTATTAAGGGAAAGAAAGGTAGCCCGGCTCAGATTGCAAAGATACATGCTAGTATCAGAGAAATGGCCGGGGAACTAGGTTTTCCTTTTGATGACATGAAACTGATTGTAAAAGAAAAAGCAGGACTATGTTATGAGGTAGAAGATGAAGGACACAAAAGGATTATTTGTAAATCCTTTGGTGATTGTAGCAATACTGAACTAACACTAGCTATTGAAGCTTGTAATGAGATAGCTGCAGATAACGGAATTATTCTTGGGTAGGTGCTACATAGCCCTCATCACCGGGCTCAAGAACTTCTTTTTCATTATAAAGATTGTTCTCTTTTGCTTGTCTTTCAATTTCAGCAAGCAAAAGAGTTACTGTATAAAATGATTTTTCAAAGTCATTTAGAGTTTCATAAGAAGAAGTCATAAGTTTTTTAAGAGATTCTTCTCTTTTAGTATCATCTGTAATAGTTTGAAATAGATAATAAGATAATGCCTTAGTCATTAAATAAAAGCCTTTATTTACTTTTATTTCTACTATTGCATCGTCTTTAAGTTCTTTTACAGTAATAGCCATAACATTATTAGTTTTTACAAATTTATAGAAAAATGTCAAAGAGCCTTAACATAGAAGAAATAAAGGATAAAATAATTGATAAATTAAAGCTTTCAGGATGGGATAGAATTCTTAGAAGTTTTATATACAGTAAAGAATTTGAAGACATAGTATTTATTTTACTGAAACAAACTCAAGATGGTAAGAGATTTACTCCTACTATGAAAAATTGGTTTAGAGCATTTGAGGAATGTCCTTATAGTGAACTTAAGATGGTAATTGTAGGCCAGGATCCGTACCCAGGGATTAATCAAGCAGATGGTATTGCATTTAGTCTTAAAGATGCAGAGAGTATACAACCAAGTTTGGAGTATATGTTTAATGCTATAAACAAGACTGTTTACAACGGTGTAAATGCTTGCAGGGACATGGACCTTGCAAGATGGGGTAATCAAGGTATACTAATGTTAAATACAGCATTAACAACTAATATTGGTAAAGTAGGACAACATTATTTAATATGGAGACCTTTTATCGCTTATGTGTTTGATTGGTTAACATGGAATAATCCTGGTCTTGTTTATATCTACATGGGTAAAAAAGCAGAAGAATGGGCAGAATGCGTTAATGATAATAATTACAAATTCTTTCTTACACATCCTGCTGCAGCAAGTTATAATAACTTAAAAGAGTGGGAATGCCAAGATGTTTTTAACAAGACATCTGAAATAATTAAGAAGAACTATAACTTTGAAATAGAATGGTAGATATATTTAACAAACTAATCAAAAATAATCTTACTCCTAATCAACTTTACTTGTTGTGGTGTAAGAAACATAACATGTGTCCTTTGTTTAATCTTAACTTGACCATAGAATATATGCGGTTGACAAATGATGAATGGTTATTAGAGGATGGTAAATTGACCGGTAAAGCATTTGTATTGGTTCAAGAGTTAGAGTCTTTCTTTAAGAACAGTAAAAAGAAGACTTCTTCTGTGATCATGGGTGAAAATTTTGATGATTATATATCTGAGTATTTAGAAATTTTTCCTAAATTTAAACTTCCCAGTGGTAAATATGCAAGATCAGATAAGAAGAACTTAGAGAATAACTTTAGGTGGTTCTTTGAGACGCACAATTATGACTGGGAAACTGTTCTTAATGCTACAAAGATGTATGTTGATGAGTATGAAAGACAGGGTTATAAGTATATGAGGACCTCTCAGTATTTTATTCGTAAGCTTAATTCTGCAGAAAAAACATTTGAATCTGAGCTTGCAAATTATTGCGAGGTGTATATGAATGGTGATGGTGATTATAAAGATTCTCATTTTAGTGAAAAAGTAGTATGAGTAGAGCATTAAAACTGCTTCCGGCAGTAATCTTAGGTTCTGTTATGTGTTATTATATAATTGACACATACATAGTAGAAGTAAGTATTTGGAGTTATCTAGCAATAGAGTTTCTAGTTACTACATTTCATGAACTATATAACAGACTAAAAACACAAATATCTTAAAATGTATATATGAGTAATTCCGGTAAGGCTGCTCCAAAGAAACCTTGGAACAGTCAAAGGGAGGGTTTTCAAGAATCCTTAAAGTATCTTCAGGGAAGAATGAATGGTCACATAAAGAGTCTTAAGACTCCATGGCCCAAATTTGATGATGCACTTACTGATGGTATTGAGTGGAATACCTTGAATGTTATTGGTGGCAGACCTGCTAGTGGTAAAACTTTAATTGTAGAACAGATTGTCAGAGAGTCTTTTCCTCTTAACCAAGGAGAGAACTTTAGAGTTCTACAGTTTCAGTTTGAAATGTTAGCCAGGACATCTGCTATCAGAGAATATTCAAGTGTGGTTGGAAAATCATACAAGTACCTCTGTAGTGCTGATGGAAAATTAAGTGATTCTGATTTACAAAAATGTTATGATTACGCAAAAGCCAAAATAAAATATCCCATAGATGTAGTAGAGAAGCCTTGTACCATAGAAGAGTTCAAGCAGATTATAGGGGAATACATGGCGGAACATGCAACATATGATCCTAGTGGCAATATGATTTTACCAAAAGTTCTGATTACTATAGATCACTCGTTACTATTTAAGAAAGCTCCATATGAGAAAGATAAGCAAGATATGCTTAACAATCTTGGAGAAGCTCTTACACTTCTTAAAAGGCAATACCCTATAGCTTTTATTCTACTGAGTCAGTTGAATAGAAATATAGACAACCCGGAGAGAAGTGAGGAAGGTAAGTATGGTAACTATATTCTTGAGTCTGATATATTTGGATCAGATGCTATTCTTCAACATGCAGATAACCTTATAGGTATTAACAGACCTGCAAAACAGAAGATTAGATACTATGGTCCAGATAGATACGTGATTGAAGATGATAGAGTTATTGTTCTGCACTTTCTTAAGTGTAGAAATGGTGACACCCGTCTGAGTTTTTTCCGTGCTGAATTTGAAAAGATGAGACTTACAGAAATGATTACACCTCCTCAACAGGAGAAAAGATTATCAACCAAATAGTAAATTATGAGTTTATCAACAAAAAGTACAACCGTTAACAGGCAAGAAAAAACTGAAGAGTTGCTGAAGCACCATCAGTGGAAATTTGATCTGCTACAGGAAGACAGTCCTTTGTTTATTCCTAAGTGTGCTTATCCTCCAAAAGGGAAAAATGAACTTCATGTAGGATTCTTTCCAAGTGAAGTAAAGAAGGGTAAGGACATCTATACAGAATTTACAAGTATTGAGCTTGACCCTGAAGATCCGGAGAGAATGCTTTACAAATGGAGGTATAACCCTCATTATGAAGAAGAGTATGAAAAGACGGAACCTGCAGCAAATGGACACTTTAGGTATTTAGTTCCTATATCAGAACTTGTTAAGATTGAGTTTGATGTTCAGGAAAACACTGAAACAGGTATGTTTCCAAACTTTGAAGAGATAATGGATCCAGATCTTGATTCTCCTATTAGTCAGTTGACTATCAGAGATGTTGCCGCAATCTTATTAAAGAAGCCGGTGAGTCATAAGAATTGGTTAAATGAAATTATTAAATCTTAAGTTATGGGAATAGTATTGCCTACAGAAAAGCAAGCTCCTACTCATAAGAGCCCTAAGAATCTTATTATCTTTTCTAAACCTAAGATAGGTAAGACAAGTTTGTTAAGTACACTTGATAACTGTCTGATCTTAGACTTAGAAGGAGGTACTAAGTATCTGAATGCTATGAAAGTAGAAGCAAGTAGCTTTGAAGAAATCAGAGAGATAGGTAAAGCAATTAAAGAAGCAGGTAATCCATACAAGTACATTGCAGTAGATACAATTACTGCATTGGAGGAAATGGTAGTACCGTATGCTGAAGTGCTTTATTCTAAGAGTCCAATGGGTAAGAACTGGTTTAATCCAGGTGGTGGTAAAGAAAAGTATGGAACTATACTTGGCCTACCTGAAGGTGCTGGTTACTATTGGACAAGACAAGCCTTTACAAAGGTGATTGATTACATTCTAACTTGGGCCCCTTATGTGATCTTTGTTGGTCACGTGAAGGATACTCAGTTAGAAAAGGCCGGTGGTACATTTAGTGCTGTTGACCTGGATCTGACAGGTAAGCTGAAGAGAATTACAACTTCTAATTCTGATGCTATTGGTTACTTGTATAGGAAGGGAGACAAGAATGTCCTTAGTTTCAAAACTAATGATGATGTCTCTTGTGGTGCAAGACCAGAGCATTTAAGAAATCAGGAGATTGTAATTGCAGAAATTGATGAGAACGGTGAGTACAAGACTTACTGGGACAAAGTATTCGTAGATTAATAAACAAAAACAAAACAAAATGGCTTTAAGCACAACAGACTTAGCAAAAGAAGGCGGTTCAGGACTACCTAAAACAATTGCACCGGGAAATCATACACTAAAGATCAACAGAATTGAGCTTGAGCCTTTCAAGTTTATTGATGGAGCAATGCATCTTATTCTACATGTAGAAACTGAACCAATTGATGGCTATGAAGGTTTTATGATTGACAAGGATAATCCTGAAGCAGGTCACTATGCAGGTCAAATCGGAAGAGTAAAAGCATCTCAGTATGCATTTGCAGATGGTCAAACTAAATCAGGTATCAAGATCCAGAGAGATAGATCTGTATTGATTTTCTTACAGAATCTTTGTAAAGGACTTGATATCAATGATTGGTTTGTTTCTCAAGACAATAAGCATGACTCTATTGAAGAGTTTGTAGAAGCGTTCAATAACACTGCACCATACAAAGATAAATATCTTGATATGTGTGTTGCCGGTAAAGAGTATGAAGGTAAGAGTGGCTACACTAATTACGATATGTGGTTACCTAAAGGCTCTAAAGATGCATATGCGTTTGTTGCTAAAGGAGGCAGAGTACTTCCTTACAATGAGGCAGACCATCTTAAGAAACTAGAAGTAAAAGAAGTAGGTTCATTCGGTGATGATGATCTGGATATACCTAAAAGAGCTTCCTCTGACTTTTCTCTTGACTAATTAATAGTAAGGGGAGTCAGATAAAGGCTCCCCTTTTCTATTAAATTTACATTTATGATTTCAACAAAGAATATTATTGCAGGCATACAAGATGTACCTGCAGAGTGGGTTTTTGAGAATTATCTCGGACTTGCTGAGAAACTTACAGGTCAAGATGTAAAAATTCATTCTGTGTTTCAGACAGAAAAAACACCATCAATGTTTATCTATTTCAAAAGTGGAGATGAGTATAAGTTTAAGGACTTTTCATCAGGTAAACAGGGTAGTAAGATAACTCTTGTTTCTGAGTTATTTAATCTTACTTATGGTGAAGCAGTCAATAAGATATGTGCTGATTATGAACTATTTCTGAAAGACAATAACTATACGCATGTTGATGAGTATAAGATTCAAAACAAGTACAGAGTTATTGATTATGAGATAAGGTATTGGACCAATGTAGATGCTAAGTTCTGGACAAAGTTTAAGATTGATTCAAAGGTCTTAGATGAATATAATGTCTCGGGTTTGTCATATTTTACAATGGCCAAAGAAGGAGACCCGGCATCTGATATTGTATTCAAGGGTAATTACATCTATGGGTACTTTAGAGAAGATGGTAGCTTGTATAAAATATACTTGCCCCATAACCCAAAGAAGAAATTTATCAAGGTTCAAAACTATATCCAGGGTATGGATCAGTTGAAATATGATAAAGACTATTTGGTGATTACTTCTTCACTTAAAGATCTTATGGCTTTTAAGAGACTTGGGTACAAGAATGCAGAATCTGTAGCTCCGGACAGTGAGAATACTATGATTGCAGAACAGTATATTAAGTCTCTGAAGAAGAAGTACAAGGATATCTGTGTACTCTTTGATAATGATGAAGCAGGTAAAGTAGCTGCTGAAAAATATCAGGAGAGATACGGACTTAGCTATGTAGTGCTTGATATGTCAAAGGATTTATCTGATTCAGTGAAAGATTATGGTATTCAAAAGGTGAAGGAAAAGCTTCACGGATTATTAACTAATGTGTTTAAGAAATGAGTTGGATATACAAAGGTGTTGAGTTTACTGATATGCACATACCTGAAGGGGCTGTGGGGTTTATTTATATTATGAGAGCTGTAATAGATGGTAAATCTGTTGCTTACATAGGTAAAAAAAACTTCTTTGCAAATATCAAGAAACCCCTGGGTAAGAAAGCTCTGGCTATGTCTACTGATAAGAGACTGAAAAAGTACAAACGTGAACTGAAACCTGACTTTCAAAGATACTATAGTAGTAATAAGATACTAAAGGACTTTGCAAAGACCGGGGGAGTTATCAAACGTGAGATACTTATGATCTGTTACTCTAATATGGAGTTAACTTATCAGGAAGTCAAGCATCAGTTTGTCTATGGAGTATTAGAAGATGAGAATTATCTGAATCAGAATATTCTCGGTAGGTTTTACAAAACTAAATAATTATGGAAGAGTTGGAACTAATGGAACTTCTTCTACAAGCAGCTCAGTATGATATAACCGGGATTGTAATTAGTTATGATGGAAGTAATCATGCTTATGCTGAAGGAGTAGCTTTTACTAATGGTACTTTTGAAACTGCTGAAGACATCTATGATAACATAGATCCATGGGGAGACCAAAGTAAACTTGTTGCTTTTAATGATGAAGTTCTTAAGAGAAAAGTTGAACATTACTTTGATGAAGTACTGGCAGATAATATAGAAGCTGATTGGAGTGATGATGGTGGATATGGTACTGTAGCAATTATGGTACCTTCCGGAGAAATGTATATTAATTCTATAGTAAGGGTAACACGTACTGAAAATTATATATGTAAGGGTAATATGATTACAGGTAAAACTGACATCTTTAGAGCAATAATTTAAAATTAAGATTATGAAAATAACACAAGAAGAAGCAGAGAATGTAATGAATATGTTGTTGTCTCCAGATACAGACAATGCTTATTTGGCCTTTCAATCAATTGAAGCATATGATTTTGATAAAGATAACATGGGTTATCTATTGTATTTCTTTAAGTTCTCTAAGTATCCATTGGACAAGTGGGAAGAAAACTCTCCTAAGTCTGCCGGGATACTAAAGAATTTTGTAGAAATAGACAAGCCTCTTACCTATGCAAAAGCTATTCAGTGGATGATTGAATACAAAACAGATCTAGGAGCTATTGAACTGACTCTAAAGAGACACGTTAAAGAGCTTACTGATATGCTTAAAAGCATGGGTTACCCCACAGAAAAATTAGTTATAGACATTAAACTCAAAACAGAATGAGTAGAGAAGCAACACTAGGCAAAGCCAGTAAAGAATTGATGTGGAAAGAGCCCTTCTATGGGTTCTTTCTTATTATGTTGAATAAAGTATGGGACAATAAAAGAGTTCCAACTGCAGGAGTTAGTAAGAATAATATTAATTATCAGCTTACTATTAATGAAGACTTTTGGAATGGTTTATCTGAAAACCATAGAATAGGTCTTCTGAAACATGAGTTACTGCATATTGCATATTTTCACTTATCTAGTTACTTTAACTATACAGATAAGAAACTAGCTAATATTGCTATGGACATGGAGATCAATCAGTATATTGATGCTGAATTCCTTCCTGATGGTGGTATTAGAATTGAGAATTATCCAGATCTGAATCTAGACCTTAAAGCTGGTACTCGTTATTATTATGACAAGTTAAAGCAAGCAAAAGATCAGAAGGATCAAACAGGTACATCCGGAGATTCTAACTTTGATAAGTTATGTGATGCTATGGATCAAGGTGAATGTACAGTAGTTATCTCCGGAGCAATGGGTGATGAAGATGTTAATTTACCTGATCACGGTACATGGGAAGAGTTTGAAGATTTATCTGAAGCAGAGCAGAAGATTATGCAAAAGCAGTTAGATAGAGTTCTTCAAGAGGTTAGTGATCAAACTCAAAAGAAAAGAGGTACAGTACCAGGTCATATTACAGATCACTTAGTTGAAGCGAATAAACTAGAACCACCTAAGTTTGATTGGAGAGGTTATATCCGCAGATTTACCGGTACTAGTACAAAAATATTTACTAAGAAGATTAAGCGTAAAGAGAATAAAAGATATTCTGATAATCCTGGTCTTAAGATCAAGATGAGACAACACATGCTTCTTGGTATTGATACTTCAGGTTCTGTAAGTAATTCTGAGCTAATGGAGTTCATGAATGAGATACAACATATCTATAAGACAGGTGTGGATGTCACTATAATTCAGTGTGATACTACTATTAGATCTATTGAGGCTTACAAAGGTGAAAATAATATTAAAGTACATGGAAGAGGTGGGACTGAATTTGATCCCGTCCTAGAGTATTATAATGCAAACCTTAGAAAGT